AAAGCTTTACAATGGCTTGCAGATCATATGGATATTGCTACAGTTGAACAGAAAGCTAAGATTGAGCAGATCAGAGCTAAGACAGCGATCATGTCCGGAACATCCGAAGAAGAGACAGAAGACGATGGATTCATCGAAGCCTTAAAAGGTGAGGTGGCAGATGTATGGGAAGAAGAATAAAGAAAGCTGTCTTTAAGTTTCGGCCGTTCTCTAAGAAGCAGAAAAAGATACTTACCTGGTGGCTGCCAAATTCTCCAGTACATGATCAGGATGGAATCATAGCAGATGGAGCAATCCGATCGGGAAAGACAGTTTCTATGTGCTTATCTTTTGCAATGTGGGCAATGGAAACATTCAACGGCCAAAACTTCGGTATGTGTGGGAAAACGATCGGTTCTTTCCGGAGAAACGTACTTTTTTGGTTAAAGCTTATGCTTAAGAGTCGAGGATACCACGTTGAAGATCACAGAGCTGATAACTTAGTTGTTATCCGAAGAGGTGGCAAAGAGAACTATTTCTATATCTTCGGTGGAAAAGACGATCGATCACAGGATTTGATACAGGGTATTACTTTAGCAGGAGTCTTTTTTGATGAAGTTGCATTGATGCCTGAATCTTTTGTCAACCAGGCAACAGGACGTTGTTCCGTTGATGGATCAAAATATTGGTTCAACTGTAACCCAGATGGGCCGTATCACTGGTTTAAAACTAACTGGATTGATCGTGCAGATGAAAAGAAACTTGTCTATCTACACTTTACGATGGACGACAATTTAAGCTTATCTGAGCGAATTAAAGCACGATATCGAGCAATGTATACCGGAGTGTTTTATAAGCGTTATATCTTAGGTCTGTGGGCCGTAGCTGAGGGAATTATTTACGACATGTTTAATATAGAAAAGCATGTCACATCAGAAAAGCAGTCAACAACCGGCAGTAAATACGTCAGTGTCGATTATGGTACACAGAATGCGACAGTATATCTTTTATGGGAGAAGAACCAGAAAGGTCAGTGTGTTGCTACGAAAGAATATTACTATTCTGGCCGAGATGAGACTACGCAGAAGACAGATGGAGAATATGCGGATGACATGGAAGAGTTCCTGAAAGGAATCAATGTTGAATCAATCATTGTCGATCCGGCAGCCGCATCCTTTATCGCAGAACTTAAGAAACGAGGATTTAAGGTTAAGAAAGCAAAGAATGATGTACTTGATGGTATTCGATTTGTCGGAAATCTGTTAAATCTAAGTGTATTACAGTTCTCTGAATGTTGTAAAGAAACAATCAAAGAGTTCGGTTCTTATATCTGGGATGACAAGGCATTGGAACGTGGAGAAGATAAACCAGTGAAGCAGCATGATCATTGTATGGATGCAGTGAGATATTTTGCTTACACGATCGTAAGACGTGAACGAAAATGGAGTTGATTAAATGATAAAAGAAATTATTGAGCGAATAAGGCAGGTGATAAGAAAAATGCTTGGAAAAGAAAATATCAGGGATGCGATCGGAGTTGATGTTGCCGTATCGGATAAGATGGCAAGAGAAATTGATCTCTGGTCGAAGATGTATAAAAATCAACCGCCTTGGAAAAGAAAAGAGCTGAAGCTTTGTGGGTTACCTGCAGCTATTGCTGGAGAATTTGCAAGGCTTGTTACACTGGAATTAAAAACAGAGATTACAGGGAATAAGTTTCTCAATGATGAATACCAAACTGTGACTGATAACATACGAACGTATGCGGAATATGCCTGTGCAAAAGGTGGACTTGCAATGAAACCTTATGTATCTGATGGGCATATAGAAGTTGACATGGTTCAAGCTGATCACTTTTTCCCAACAAAATTTAATTCCAGAGGGGAAGTTATCGCAGCGGTCTTTATGGAAACTGTAACGATCGGGAAACAGGTATATACAAGATTGGAATACCATCAGCATGATGAGAACACTACATATCACATTATGAATAAGGCTTTTGTAAGACAGGATCTTGATAATGTTGAGGTATTGGGAAAAGAAGTACCGCTTAGTGCTGTACCAGAGTGGGCAAATCTGGAAGAAGCTGTCACGATCTTAAACGTGAAAAAGCCGTTATTCGCATACTTCAAGATACCAAATGCAAATAATGTCGATGATTCATCTCCGTTGGGAGTATCTGTGTATTCCAGAGCAATCGATGATATCAAAGAAGCTGATTATCAATGGACGAGAATCTTATGGGAATATGAGGGATCTGAACTGGCAATCGATGCAGACATTGGGCTATTTAAACGTAAAGAAAACGGAGAATTTGATCTTCCAAAAGGAAAAGAAAGACTCTTTCGGATGATGGACTTTGACGAAGATCACGACCAGTATAAAGTGTTTGCACCGCCAATCCGTGACGAAAGTCTTATCAATGGATTCAATACAATTCTTCGCAGGATTGAGTTTAACGTAGGTCTCGCCTATGGAACATTAAGTGATCCAAACACAGTCGATAAGACTGCAGAAGAAATTAAGGCAAGTAAACAGCGATCATACAGCACTGTATCTGATATTCAGAAAGCTCTGCAAAAAGCATTAGAGCAGTTAGTTTATGCAATGGATGTGATCGCACAACTTGCCAATCTGAATGGCGGAAAGAAATACGAGATTAGTTTTGATTGGGATGACTCCATTGTGATAGACAAAGAACAGGAACTGCAGAGTATGCAGCAGGATGCAACAGCAGGACTGATCCGGAAAGAAATATACATTGCGGCAAAGTATGGAGTATCTGAAGAAGAGGCGTTGAAAATGATGCCGGCACAGGATGATCGCTTCAATATCCAGGAAGAGTAGGTGATCATAGATGCTTGATCCGAAGTATTTGGAACGCTTCTCTGATCAGTTACTTGGCATTATTGACACTCTGACAATAGCGATCATATCTGATATGGCAAAAAGAATCGTAAAGATGGGAAATGTATCAGAGTCAACAAAACATCAGGCTGAAGTTTTACAGAATGCAGGTCTTGTTTATAAAGATACGATCAAGCGAGTAAGTCAGGTATCTGGATATCAAAAGCATGAAGTTCAGAGAATGTATGAAGAAGCAGGTGTTAGGAATTTAAAGAATGAGGCTGTATATTACAAACAGGCAGGCAAAGAAGATATTAAGTTAAATCAGTCCAATGGAATGCAGAGAATCTTGCAAGCAAATATCAGAAAAACATGCCAGGAACTTGATAATCTCACGATGACAACCGCAGTAAGATCACAGTCAGCTTACATACAAGCTTGTAATAGAGCACAGATGAAAGTTAGTTCTGGAGCATTCAGTTATGACAAAGCGATTGCGGATGCAATCAAAGAGGCAGCAGTGCAAGGAACAGAAGTTTTATATCCATCACAGCATATTGATAAATTAGATGTCGCAGTACGAAGAGCAGTGCTTACAGGGGTCAATCAGACGGCAGCAGAAATTAATTTGCAATACGCAGCAGATCAAGACTGTGATTATGTTGAAACAACTGCACATGAAGGAGCAAGACCAGAACATGCCGTATGGCAAGGGAAGGTCTTTTGTTTATCTGGGACTGATCCGAAGTATGAAAACTTCTATGAAGCGACAGGATATGGAACAGGGCCAGGTTTATGTGGTTGGAATTGCCGACATAACTTTCATGCGTGTTTTCCTGGAATATCAACACCATCTTATACACAAGAGATGTTGGATGATTATTCTGCAAAGAATGTAGAATACAACGGAAAGCAATTTACTGAATATGAAGCAAGTCAAATGCAGAGAGGGCATGAACGACAGATCAGAGAGACAAAGAGAAAACTTGCTGGATATAATTCAGCGATCAATGAAGCGAAAGATGATACCTTAAAAAATACTTTACAGAATCGGTTTAATGAAGAATCTGTGAGATTAAAGAAACAGGAAGCAGCATTAAAAGCTTTCTGCAAAGAAACAGGAAGGCGATATGAGTCTGCCAGAGCTCAGATCCATGCGGTGAAGAACAAAGCAGGAGATATCGTTGGATTCAATCGGAGCGTTGCACAGAAGGCTGTATGGCAAGATCGAAAGAATACCTTTAAGAATCAAATGTCTAAACAGTTAGAGAAACTGACGAACGAAGAAAAGAAAGCGATCTGGCGATATACTGGTAATGCAGCAAACCGAGTGAACAGTGCAATATATTCTGGAAAACAGCAAAGAATTGATCAGGAAAAAGGATTTATGGACCTGTTGGATTCTGCATTAAGTAAAGGTACTGTAGAACACAAAATGGTAGTTCATCGTGATACGATTCCAGAATATTTAAATGCATTTCCAAAAGGTTTTCAATATTCCGAAGAGGATATAAAAAGAATGAATGGAATGACCTTAACGAATAAAGGTTATACATCTACATCTTTTCATGACATAATGTATCAGGGTAGAAATGTTCATCTTGAAATTGAGATCCCTAAAGGGTATAAAGGCTGTTTATATATAAAAGATGTCGCAACTGAAAAATACAAAAATCAAGAAGAAGTGTTGTTTAAACGAGGCTTTCAGTATAAAATAAAAAGTGTAAATAAAGAAAAGGACAGATACTATATCAAAGCGGAGGCTGTTTTATGAGTGGAATAGGATATTATTATGATGAAAATGGTGTGAAACAAGAAATAGAAATAGGTCCGAGTTTTGATGACTTTCCTGGAATGGCAAAAGTGACAAGTCCTATACCAATATGCCATGCATGCAGAAAAGCAGATTTTGATGAAAAAGGTTATGAAACTTTATGCAAAGTATACGGGAAGATACCAAACAAACACTTAAAGGCCAAAGATTATAACTGCCCATATTTTGATAACGAAAACAATGGATGGTATCAGTTGATAAAAGATAAAGTAGAAAAAGCGAAAGGTGAGAACAATGGATAACTTTAAAGCTGTATATAAAATCTTATCAGCATTGGAAAAAGCAATGGATTATCCAGAATTTGATATCAACGATGTTGGGCCGGAAGCCTTAGGGGTTTCCAAAGAACGCTGGGCACGATATATAGAGATGATGGTTGATGTCGGATATATCAAGGGTGTAAGTATGAAACGTGATATCACAGGAGCAACAAGGATCAATGCAAGTGATGTTAGAATTACATTAAAAGGTCTTGAGTATTTACAGGAAAATTCAATGATGAAAAAAGTATATAATGCCGTGAAAGGAATCAAGGATATAACGCCAGGTCTATAAATATGTACCATCTGATCAATATCAGGTGGTATTTTTATACGAAATTTTAAGAAAGGAGCAGTGCAGCATGAAGTCAACAGAATAGAAAGGACGGTGATCCAAATATCTCCCGGCAGCAGGGTTAAGCTGCAGAAGACACGCAGAGAGATCTGGGTGTTATTTTTATGCAAAGAAACAACATTGGTCAGCTGATCAGACCTTAAACAGTCGGTTCGTGGCGGTCGGTTACACGCCTAAAACAACCTAATACGAAAGGAGAACGAGCAACATGAAAACAGATTTTTTAAAAGGTTTAAATCTTTCCCAGGAAGTGATCGATAAGATCATGGCTGAAAACGGAAAAGATATCGCTGCAGAACAGAAAAAAGCAGAGAAAATCACTCAGGAGCGAGACAGTTATAAGCTAAAAGCAGAAAGTCTTGAAACTCAGGTAAACGATGCAAATGCAGAGATTCAGAAGTTTAAAGACATGGACATTGACGGCATCAAGCAGGCGGCAGATGATTGGAAAACAAAAGCTGAGAAAGCAAAGAGTGATGCAGATGCACAGATCTCAGAAATGAAATTTGATTATGCATTAACTGCAGCATTGACAGGAGCGAAAGCTAGAAACAGCAAAGCGGTCAAAGCGTTACTTGATATGGATGGACTGAAACTAAACGATGGAAAAATTATCGGTTTAGACGAACAGCTGTCACAGATCAAGGAAGAAAACGGCTTTTTGTTCGAAAGTGATGAACCTGCACCAACGATCGTTAAAGGAACAAATGGTGGTTCTGGCGGTATTGGTGGAAAGAAACCAAGTGAAATGACATATTCGGAACTCTGTGACTATATGGAACAGAATCCCGGAGCAGAGATTTAAATAAAGGAGTAAAAAATGGCAGGAGAAAAATTTGATTCTAAATCATTCAATCCTCAGGCATTCGGTGCCTACACAGAGAGGATTCCAAATTTAAAAAAGAACGAGCTGATCAAGTCCAGAGCCCTAAAAGGTAATCAGGATATCAAAAACACGTTCAGTTCTCAGACAGGAACAGTATATGCAGTATTGCCAATGCATGGTCTTATCGGTGGAGCAGCACAGAACTATGATGGTGAGACAGATCTTAAGTCTGAAAACACAGACACATTTGAAAGAGGTGTTGTTGTAGTTGGTCGTATGAAAGGATGGACTGAGCGAGACTTTTCAGAAGATGTTACAGGTGGTGTAAGTTTTATGGACAATGTTGCAGCACAGGTCAATGATTACAAAGCTGATCTTGATCAGACAACATTAGTAAAGATTCTGGATGGTGTCTTTGCAATGACCGGAAAAGAAAACAAAGTCTTTGTTGATAAACATACATCTGATATCACAGAAGTAACAGCAACTGACAAAGATGGAAACGTAAAGAACGTTGTACAGGCTGACACGTTAAATACAGCTTTACAGAAAGCAGCAGGAGATAATAAGTCTAAGTTTACGATCGCGATCATGCACAGTGCGGTAGCAACAAACCTTGAAAATCTGAAGCTGTTAAAATACATGACACAGACAGATGCAAATGGAGTTGAAAGAGACTTAACTCTTGCGACATGGAATGGTCGTCTGGTTCTGATCGATGATTCCATGCCAGCAGAAGAAGTTGCTGCAGTAGAAGAAAGTGGAACAAAGGGAGAGTCTGGTTATGTTGCAGCACAGGAAGCTTACACAAAATATACAACTTATGTATTAGGTGATGGGGCTTTTGACTATGAAGATATCGGCGCAAAGGTGCCATATGAAATGCATCGTGATCCAAAAACACATGGTGGAGAAGATACTCTGTATATGAGACAGAGAAAAGTATTTGCACCATACGGAATTTCGTTTACTAGAAAATCTATGGCTGCAAAATCCCCAACAGATGCAGAACTTGCTGATGGATCTAACTGGACACTGGTTGATAACGGAAAAACAAATTCCGATAAGAAAGTGATCGATCACAAAGCAATTCCAATCGCAAGAATCATTTCCAGAGGGTAGGCGGTGATCCGGTATGGTGGAATATGCAGACAGGGATTTTTATGAAAATACATTTCATGGCGAGATCATACCGGAGAAAGCTTTCCCTAGTATGATCTTAAAGGCGAGTATCTTTGTGAAGTTTCTTACTTTTTCCAGAGTCGATGATATGACAGAGATTCCAGAAGAGGTAAGCTTGGCCACATGTGCGATAGCAGATGTGATGTATCAGGATGGAATGAGAAAAGATGATGCAGGAAGGGAGATTGCAAGTGAGAACAACGATGGATACAGCGTAAGTTTTGTGACGAGTCAGAGCAAAACAACAGGCACTGTGGAGCATCGTTGTAAGAAAGCAGCATATCCTTATCTTGCACATACGGGACTCTTGTACAGGGGGTGTGGACCATATGATGACAAATGCAGATCTGACGATCTATAACAATCGTGGAGTTGATAAAAAGACAGCACGAAAGCTTTATTTAAAGACTCAGATCAAAGGTGTCAGTTTTTACACAAAGCAGCAGACAACTGTTACCGATCAGGGACTTAGTTCTGCAGATATGTATCAGATCCGCATTCCTTTATCTGCAGATACGGAAGGGAAAGAATACATTGATGCTGATAAGTATCGGGAATTATCTGCAGAAGAAGCAGAAAAATACTGGACGATCAATAACGGAGATCTGTTTGGAAAAGGATTGTTAGAAGATTTTGAGAAAGAATCAGAATTTTTAAAGCAGCAGCACACAGGAAAAGTATTATCGTTTTCGGATAACCGGAGAGGAAGTTTGCCACATTGGAGAATCGGAGGTGCTTAAATATGGGAACACAAGTTAAAATCGAACTTTCGCCCGATCAGATCTTAAAGACAAGAGGTCTTCAAGTTGGTGGACCCGCACAAAGATTTTTTACCGGAGAGTTCCGAAGAAAGATGGATCCATATGTTCCATTTTTAACCGGAGTATTAAAAGATACTGCAATAGAAAATGTGGACTCAATCCAGTTTGTAACTCCATATGCACAAAAGCAATATCACAAGAACAAAGGGAATGGACTTCGTGGCAAAGAATGGGATCAAAGATGTTGGGCAGACAATGGAGATCAGATTGTTCAGTCTGTTGCAGATTTTGTAGGAGGTAAAGCAGAATGAGTGTGATCGCAAGTGTGAGAGCATTTATCCAGGACTATCCAGGATTATCAGCATTCGATGATCTGGTGGGCGTGGAACATCTTCCGGAGGATACAAAAAGTTATGCGATTGAAGCATCTGTAACATCACAGCCAATCAAAAGGCGGTATATTAACGGTGACACAGAACGCCGTTTTAATTTTGTCCTGGCAAGCCGTGAGTACTTCGGGGCAGACGTTGCAGAGAATATTGACGTAGCAGAGTTTTACGAAGATTTCTCAGACTGGTTGGAACGATGCACAATCAATAACGAACTTCCGGAAATGGATAAAGGAAAAAGAGCAATTAAAATACAGGCACTGACAAATGGCTATGTGTTTAACGCAGATGCGACTAAAGCACAGTATCAGATTCAGTGCCAATTAATTTATTATCAGAAATTAGGAGGAATATAAAATGGCAGAAACAGCAAGCAAAACAGTAAAACAGCGTTATCAGGAAGCATCTTATTTAAAGGTGTCTGAAGCGTTTGAATTAATGGGAACTGGTTTTACAGAGTTGAACGAAGATCCAGGAGCACAGACAACGAGCAAAAAATATATCAATGATAAATCATCCACATCAAGCATTACAAGTTATGAAGGTGAGCACGGATTTACAGCCGATCAGATTCCAAGCGAAAAGGTCATTAAAGATCTGGTCAGTATTGGTAAAGAGAGAAAAACAGGAGCAGATGCAGAACGTGAATTTGTTCGCGTTGATCTGGATGAAAAAGTAGAAGGAGATACCACTGGGACAGTATTCAAAGCACGTATGTTTACCGTAGCTGCTGAAATTTCAAGTTTCTCTGATAATGACGGAGAATTACAGGTTGAGGGAACACTTCACGACAAAGGAGATCCTGTTATGGGTAAATTTGATACAAAGACAAAGACATTTACACCGGATTCAGCGACAGAGTAAACGAAAGCGAAGCGAAGATTGGAATTAGAATTAAGGAGTAAGATATATGTTTATTTGGAATGGAGAGAAGCTTGCATTTAATTTTCTGGATGCAGATATGATGAAGAAGTTTAATGATGCAAGCAAAGAGATGTGGAAGGAACTTGGAGAGTACGAAGAAAAGAATGTAAAAGATGGAATGATGGGTCCAGAAGGCGTTGCAAACGAGTCAGAAATCATGAGTAGGTTTTTTGATGCAGTATTTGGAGAAGGTTCTGCAGATAAAATCTTTACTGCTAAACATGATCTGACAGAAAGAACGAAAGCAGTTAAGAAGCTTTATTCTATCAGAGATTCACAGTTAGCAGATCATGAAAAGAGAGTCAATGAACTGTCTAAGTTGTTAGGAGCTGAATGATCAGAAGAGAACTCCCGGTGTCAGTAGATATCGGGAGTGAAACATATAAGATTGATGCTGATTTCAGAACAATCATGAATGTTGAAGGGATTATCTTTGGAAAAAAAGTTACAGATGATCAAAAGAAGTTTGCAGCAGAGATGATGAAAGAGATCGATATTGAAGAAAAAGATGCGATTCAAAATGCAAAATATTATGATGCGCTAAAGCTCTTTTACAAAGATAATGTTCCGGATGATCTGGAAGAAGCTATGGAAAAAATGCTGTGGTTTTATTCCTGTGGTAAGGAAGATAAACAATCAAAAACAAAAACAAAGAAAAAAGTGATCAGCTTTGAATATGATTTTGATTATATCAATGCAGGGTTTATGCAGGATTATAAGATTGATCTGTTTGAAGTTGATTTCTTGCATTGGTGGAAGTTCATGTCATTATTTAGTGCCCTGCATGATGATTGCAAAATCTGTGAGATCATTGGATATCGCGGGGCAGAGTTAAAGAATTTTGACAAAGAACAGAGAAAAAGGATAAGGGAGATGCAAAAGATCTATGCACTTCCGGATGATATAAGTAAAGAAGAGAAGAAGAGACAGGATGAGATAACACAGATACTGCTAAATGGCGGTGATCTGTCAGGAATATTGTAAAAAAAGTCAAATTCTTGCAATGTGCATAAAAAAGATGCGTAAATCGAGAATTTTGAGAAGAAAAATGCATCACAAAGGTGATGCAAAAATAGGAATTAAACTTAAAAAAGATTATGAGATTTGCACAAATGGAAAATGTCAAAAAAGAGTAAGAAATTTGACAAAAAAATAGAATGTGTTAGAGTCAAATGCAGGAGAAGACAAAGCACAGAAAACTATTGAAGTAGCCTCTGTGCAATGGTTAATCTTTTTCCTTTCTATAGCGTGGAAGATCATATAAATCCCTGGCGTAGCGACGTAATAAATCTTGACCTTCTGGATTTAAGGCATGATAGTGACGGAGTAATTTTTCTTCCTTTGTGTAGATATTTTTAACACTGAGTTTGTTAGGACTTTTTGAGCCACTGGCTAAAACCGCAGTAGTAACGTCAGAGTTGATGAAACTGGAGAGATTAGCAGCTGAAAGTAATTGACTTGCGTGATCAGATCCTAATATATCACAGATGCGACGTACATAATCCAAATTAACTGTGTTGTTATCACGTTTAATTAAAGAATACAGGGTAGTAACAGGAATATCTGCTAATTCAGCCAATTCCTTTACAGTCATATTTTCTTGGTGTAGGATATCAGATAATTCTTTTCCAAATGCCATAAAGCACCTCCTTTTATATTTATATTATAATTAAAACACGAAAAATCATATTTGTAAACACGAAAAAGAGTATTGACTATTACGAAAAATAGTGATATTATAATTACGAAAAATAGTAGAAAGGAGAATACAGATAATGAAAACTGAAGATTTAGCACATGAAAGAAGAGGACGTCCCACCAGAAATCCTAAAAACAGAAAAATTCAGTGTCGAATTGATGAGGAAACGGATAGCATACTTATAGAATATTGTCGCAAGTATGGAACGAGTGAATCAGCAGCGATACGTGAAGGGATACGCAAATTAAATGAGGAACTTTAGAAACAAAAAAAGGGAACAGCTGAATACTTTGGCCGGTACAAGCTATTCCCAGATGATAACACCAAAAAGGTATCATTATTATAATGTTACTTCATTTTGGTGCAAAAATCAATATCCAATTTATGGAAGAAAGGCAACAGAATGAATGATTTAAAAATGACAGAACAGACAATTAGTAGTTTAGAAGTCGCAGATATGGTTGAAAAGAGACATAAGAATTTATTACGAGATATCGCAAAATACACTTATGAATTGACTGAGCTCAAAATTGAGCCCAGTGAATTTTTTCGAGACAGTACATATAAAGACAAAACAGGAAGAGTATTGCAATGTTTTGATGTTACAAAGAAAGGTTGCGAGTTCATTGCTCACAAGTTAACAGGAATCAAAGGCACAGAGTTTACAGCAAAATACATCAACCGATTCCACGATATGGAAGATGTGATTCAGTATGGAATCATCCGGAAAGAAAGTGTTAAGAAAAGAGAAAAACTACCATCTGTAAATCAAATGGTTAAGAATGTAAAAAGCGCACTGCATGATGCAGGCGTAGACTCTAAGTACATAGCGGCAGAAGTTGTGCGGATTTATTCTGATAATGGATATCCAATCAATATACCTTTGATTTCAGAAATTCCTGTTTTATGGGATTGCACGAGAATTGCTAAAGAGTTAGGAATTATGTCCAATAATGGGAAACCACATGACAAGGCTGTTAGTGGAATTATTCAGAAATTGGATGTAACAGAAGATGAAATTGTAAAAACAGCGTACAGTAGAAATGGGCATGATGGTGTTACAATTCAGTATAAGGACAGCGTATTCCGAAAAATAAAAGAATGGCTAGAAACTAATGGATATCCTACCATGATTGAATATCAGTTATCCAATGGAAAGATTAACAAGTGTAAAGTTGTTTATCAGGAGGTGGCGTAGATGAATGAATTAAAAGATTTATTATCAGAGCTGCTTTGTGAAATGCAAGGGTTGAATGAGGTCGAAATCAAAGAGTTAAGAAAAGAATGGATTGATAAATTGATAGAAGTTGGAAATAAAAAGGCAATAAGGGTGGCAAATCTTGTTTGCGATATTGCGATAGAACAATTTAAGCAGGTGGCATAAATGTTATATAGAGAACGTCTGGAGACAGGCGTTCTTTTGTTGCGAGTATTTTCTTAATATTGTATAATTAAAGAAAAATATTCGGGAGGAAAAAGATATGGGAGTAGCAGATCATAATTCATCAGTGAAGATTCCTTACAGTGTAGAAGATGTTTTTGAAGCACTAAAAAAATCATCTCAGTATATATATGGGATGAAAGTAGATTCTGTAGATGAATTACTAAAAACGGTTTATTTAAAAGCTGGTATCAGTGCATTTTCGTGGGGAGAAAATGTGACAGTAACGGTTAAAGCAGCAGAAGATGGAGAAAGTATTGTAGAAGTGACGTCTGCATCTAAAACAGGAGTATTCGGAAGCGTTGTTGACATGGGAAAGAATAATAAGAATTTAAAGACTATTATGGATGAGCTGTCAATGGAGCTCAAAAAATATCCGAAGATTTCAAAAATTTCCCCAGAACCAGCAAAAGTTACATCAATTGCAGATGAGATAAGAAAATTGGCAGATTTAAAGAAAGAAGGAATATTAACAGAGGAAGAATTTAATGCGAAAAAAAGCAATTGTTAAATTTATAAAATTGAATAATTAAAAGGAGCATCTAGGATAACCTAGGTGCTTTTATTATACCAAAATTGCCCGAGAAGGCGTAAAACTATAACGGAATGTGACTAATCCGAGAAAGTAGTCAGAAGAAGCGAACAGGCGAGAGCTTGGATCTGCAGGTTGAGCACCCAGGACGTCAAATAGCTTAGAAACTTTAAATTTTTAGTTATTTGATGAGGTGAAAACATGGCAGATGGTACAGTTACAATAGAAACCAAACTGGATAACTCCGGTGTAGAAAAAGGATTAAATGATCTTAAGAAAGAGGTTGAATCTTCGTCTAAGAGTACAGCACAGGAGATAGATAAAGCTTCTGATCAGGCACAAAAGAGTGTAGAAGAAGTTGCTAAGTCAGCAGAGAAAACTGGAAAACAAGTAGAAAAGAGCGCAAAGGATTCAGCATCGAAAGCAGGACAGGCAGCAAAGCAAGGAGCTGATACTGCAGCAAAAGGAACAGAATCCGCATCTACGAAGATGCAGCAGTCTCATAAAAAGGTAAAGGATACTGCAAAAGAAAGTGCAGATGGTGCAAAAAAGTCTTGGGAAGAATCTAATCAAAGTACAGTAGCAAGTACAGAGAGCGCAACATCAAAGATGGCCGGGCTGATGAAAAAATCTGCAGCAGTAATTGGAGTTGCATCTGTGGCGGCCGCAAAAAAGACGATCGATGTAGGTAAGTCCTTTGAAGCAGGAATGAGTGAGGTCCAGGCAATCTCCGGAGCATCTGGAAAAGACCTGGAAAAGCTATCTGCAAAAGCAAAGCAGATGGGAGCTACAACGAAGTTTTCTGCTACGGAATCTGCTACAGCACTTAAGTACATGGCTATGGCAGGATGGAAAACAAATCAGATGGTTTCTGGATTGTCTGGTGTTATGAATTTAGCTGCAGCTTCCGGAGAAGACCTTGGAACAGTATCCGACATTGTAACAGATTCGATGACCGCTTTTGGATTGAAAGCAAAGGATTCTGGACATTTTGCAGACGTACTAGCGAAAGCATCGAGTAGTTCTAACACCAATGTTGCAATGATGGGAGAAACCTTTAAATATGTTGCACCATTGGCCGGATCCATGAAATATAGTATCGAAGATACAGCTACAGCAATTGGGCTGATGGCAAATGCAGGAATCAAAGGAAGCCAAGCAGGTACATCTTTGAGATCTATCATTACGCGACTTGTCAAACCTCCGAAAGATGCAGCTACAGCATTAAATGCGCTTGGTATCAGCACAACAAAAGCTGATGGATCCATGAAGCCACTTCGTGAAACGATGGCAGAATTGAGAGAAAAATTTTCTGGATTAACAGAAAGTCAGAAAGCTTCTTATGCTTCAAGTATCGCAGGACAGGAAGCAATGTCTGGTCTGTTGGCAATCGTTAATGCATCTGATTCTGATTTCAACAAATTACAAAAGGCGATTGATAATTCTTCTGGCGCAGCAAAGAAACAGGCCGATGTTATGAACAACAATCTGCAAGGAGCATTGTACGACCTCGGATCAGTAGCAGAGTCTGTTGGAATCGGCATTTATGAAGATATCAAAACGCCGCTAACAAAGGCTGTCGGTGTTGGAACAGCACAGTTAAGGGTTTTATCTAACAAATTGAAAAAAGGTGGAATAAAAGAGATTGTTCCGAAGGAAGCGATAAATACTGTTGAAAATCTTGGAAAAGTGGCTATGGTAGCCGGCAAAGGTGGAGTAAAAGTATTGGCCACTTCTACAAAACTGCTTGGAGATAACATGGGTGTAGTTATTCCACTTGCGACATCATTCATGGGTGCCTGGGCAGGAGTTAAAGTTTTCAACACTGCATCTAAAGGAGTTACAGCATTAACTACAGCTTTTAGCGCCTTAAAAACAATGGAGCAGGCAAATGCGATCACTTTAGTGGCACAGCAAGGTGGCTTGACTGCACTGCAGACAGTCGTTGGAATCTTTACAGGTAAGATTTCTCTTGCGACAGCAGCAACAGGAGCTTTTAATGCAGCATGTACAGCACTTGGCGGTCCAGTAGGTTTAGGAGTTGTTGCGGTTGGAGCATTAGCAGCAGGAGTCGCAGCATATGCTTTGACACAGAAAAAAGCGGTTACAGAAGCAGATCGATACTATTCTTCTTGTACAAAACTCAAAAAGAAACAAGAAGAGATGGCGGCATCGATCAAGAGCTTACATAAAGAAAATCAGAAAAATGTGGATTCTACACGTGCAAATGGTGTTCAGGCAGATCAGCTGTATCAGAGATTAACAAAACTGATGAATGTTGAGCATAAAAGTGCCGGGACAAAAGCACAGATCGCAAGTGTTGTTAAACAGTTAAATGAATTATTGCCAGGGCTGAATCTTGAGTATGACAAAGAAGCAGATAAGCTAAATAAGTCTACTTCTGCGATCAAGAAAAATATCGCAGCACTGAAAGAACAGGCAATGGCCAAAGCCTACCAGAATGGCATGGAAAGCGCAGCAAAAAAGTCTGCAGAAGCAGAAATTGCATATAAAGAAGCATTAGAAGATCGAGCAAAAGCACAAGAAAAAGTAAAAGCTACACAAAAAGAATTTGATAAGCGAAAAAGCGAAGTTGGGTTAGGTAGTGGAGATAAGAAACTTGAAAAATTAGGAGAAGACCTAATAACATATAAAAAAGCTCTACAAGAAGCCGATGGGGCAGTAAAGAAAAGTAGTAAGAATCTAAACGATGCACATAAAGAATTGGATACTTACACAGATAAATATACTGCGCAGGCAAATTATACTGCATATTTGAAATCCTTAGACGACCTGTCTAAGCAAGCCAAGATCAAGGCAAGTGATATTCCGAAATCTGTTGAGGACGGAATCAAACAGGGTGTTTATGCAAATCCAACATCCGGAAAAGAATTAAAGAGCTTGATCAAATTAGACAATCTGGTTAATTCAGACCAGTTGGCCAAGATGCAAGAACAGGGAATGAAGATCCCACAGTATTTGGCACAAGGTATTTCTGATGGGTCTGTTTCATTTAAAACCGCAGCAACACAGCTTGGAAATGCAATTAACTGGGAAGATTTAATTCAGCAAGTAAAAGATAAAGGAAAAGAAGTTCCGGACAGTATTGCACAGGGAATTAGTTCCGGACAGTATGCTGTTCCAACCTCTATAAAAGCTGTTAAGAATCTTATTACGTTTGAAGATCTGAAAGCCGAGGCATTACAAGGTGGAATTGAAGTACCAGATTATTTGGCAAATGGTATCACATCTGGGAGTATGAAACCTGAAGAAGCAGTTAAGGCACTGAGTAATTTGGTATCTTTCCAGGATATGATAGATAAGGCAGGAATTGAAGGATCAAAAGTCCCAACAGAATTAGCAACCAGAGTTGCGCAAGGACAAATATCTGTTCAAGCTGCAGTAAAACAATTGACAGATGGAGTCAAAAAGGATTTTGATAAAGCAGAAAAGGATACAAGTAAGTCAAAGAAAAACATAGAAAGTAATACAACGTTAAAGACTGCTAATAATTCTGGTGCCGCAAAATCATTTAATGTTGTAGGAAATGCAGCTAAAAAGAATGCAAATACTGTTAAAAAGAGCAAAGCAGATACAGAGAAGAACTCTAAGATAAATCCGACTGATAACTCAAAAAGTGGGAAAAAGACATTTGAATCTTATTCGAAAGAAGCGCAAAAAGCATCTTCAAAAACAAAAACAAGTGTAAAAACGCTGAAAAGCACAGCTACAAAAACTCTAGCTGCAAATGATGGTGCTGCTAAAAAGGCAGGAGCAAAACTTGGAAATGATTTTGCAAAAGGAATTACATCAAAATCTGGAGCTGCAAAAAGTGCCGGTTCAAAAGTAGCCAAAGCAGGTTCTTCTGGAGCAAGTAGTCAAAAATCATCCTTCGTGTCTGTTGGTAGCAATTTATCTGCAGGAATTGCATCTGGTATCAGATCAAATTCCGGTGCTGTATCAGCAGCCGCAAGAGAAGCAGTAAGAGCAGCAGTTGCAGCCGCAAAATCAGAAGGTAAGATTCATTCACCATCCCGTGTCATGGAAAGTGACGTAGGAAAATGGATGCCGTTAGGAATGGCAGCAGGTATCAGAAAGCATACGAAAGACGTGGAAGATGCTTCTGGAGAGATGGCGAATGCATCCGTAGAAGCCACAGCCACAGCCTTAGGAATCCATTCACCATCTCGTGTATATAAAGATGCGATTGGTAAGAATATTCCAGCAGGTGTAGCAAAAGGTGTCAGAGAAGGGCAGACAGAACTCAATGCAGAAATGAAGCTTTCTGTGAATGAAGCATTATCTGCAGCTAAGAGTGCATCGAAAAAAGGAAATTATTCCGATATTGGAAACAACCTTGTGTCTGGTATATCCGAAGCACTCAACACGGCCAAGTCAAGATCATCAGAAACTGTACAAGAAATCATTGATCAGCAGACAAGTAAAGTTTCTTCGAAGCACGATACAGCAGAGAAAAATCTTCAAGATAAGATCAGTAAGACAAAAAATAAAAAGAAAAAAGCAAAATTAAAAAAACAGCTGAAAAAGTTAAAGAAGCAGAATGCTGCAGAAGAAAAGCAATTAAAAATTGCAGGAGAAAAAACGGCAGCAGCATACAATGATGCATTTGAGAAAGAAGCTGATCGATTAAATAAGATTGCACAGGAAAAACTACAGGAACTGTCAGATGAATACCAGGAAGCGTATAACAACATCAAGAACAAGATGGACAGTTTAACTGATAAACAGCAATCTTGGGGAAATATCTATAACCTTGATCAGAATATCATGGACATTGAAAAGTATCAAAAGAACTTGAAGTCGCTAGAAAACAAGATTCCTGAGTCTATGATGGAAAAGATTCTCGGAATGGACATTGATGCAGGAAATGCTTATATGGCATGGTTTCAGCATATGTCAGAAGCTGAACAGCAGGCTTACATTAATAAGTGGAATCAGCAACAGAGCATGTCCAAAACATTTTCTGAAAACTTCTTTGGAGATGATCTTGCAAAACTTCAAGCAAATTATGAATCTGAAATGAAAACAGTCACAGATGATCTGCAGAAAGAGATGAAACAGGCAGGAGTTAATATCGCCAAGGGATTAACTGCAGGTATGGAAAGCGAAACCAGAAACCTCAGCAAATCCATGAAGAAAATCTGCCAGAATATTATTAAGACAGCCAAAAAGACACTTAAGATTCATTCCCCGTCTCGAGAATTTACAGAGATTGGTTCCTATGATATTCAGGGAGCGATCAAAGGGCATGAAAAAGAAGCACCAAATCTGTATAAACAGATGGGGACAATCTCTCAGAACATGGCACAGAAGTTTGCAAAAGCGAAGTTGAACGTTCAAGATATTCAGTCAAGGATGCAGGATGCGATCAACCTGCAGATGCAGACGATCACAACAAGAATGCAGCCAGTTATGCAAACAGATTCAGCTAATGGATCAGAATCAGTAGTCTATACTGGACCAGAACGAATTGAGGTGCCTGTGATTGTAGATGGTCGAGAGATTACAAGAGTAATCGCCCCTTACATGGACACAGAATTAAGTACAAGAGCAACACGAAAATCAAGAGGAGGTGTATAGTATGCCAGGAACATTAGGAGTCACGATCGGAGAAAAACATACCTTAAAGGATTGGAATCTTGGATGGACTGCGATCACTCTTGGTTTTCCAGAGCCAAAAACTTATGAACAGGATGTGCCAGGAGCAGACGGAACACTGGATATTACGGAAGCAGTTACTGGTGGAGATGTTAAGTATAAGAATCGTAGTCTGTCCCTAGAATTTGAAACTCCAGACGAAGACTTTTTTGAATGGGGATCTATTGTATCGGACATTGCAAATTACCTAGTTGGTAAGAAAATGAAGATCATACTCGATACTGATCCATCTTTTTATTACATTGGCCGACTTACGATTGATGTCGAAAAGACAGATCGTATAAATGGAAAGCTTGTAATGTCCGGAGAAGTTGATCCATATAAGTATGAAGTTGCTTCGTCTCTGGAAGATTGGTTATGGGATGATTTTAATTTTGAAACTGATATTATCCGTGAATATGGAGGCATCAAAGTTTCTGGAAAATACGAGCTAAATATTTATGGAAGAAGAAAGAGAGTGATTCCTGTGATCGAATGCGATACACCGATGCAGGTTACATATAACAGGGCCACTTATGATCTTCCAAAGGGCAAAAGTAAAGTGTTCGATATCTGGTTATCAGAAGGGGATAACCTTTTAACGTTTACAGGAAATGGGACAGTATCTGTCGATTATCGAGGAGGTAGTTTATAAATGTATAAGATACTATGTGACGGGAAAACACTGCACGATGTCCGCGATCCGCATTATATGGTGCTTAGCCCTAAGATATCATTAGAGCTAAATAAAACAGGAAATCTTGATTTTGGGATGTTACAAACGCATCCTCACGTTAACGATATCAATAAGTTAAAATCTCGAATCGATGTTTATGAAGATGATGAGCTGTTATTTTCCGGAAGAAGTTTAACGGATGAAAAAGATTTTCAAAACACAGGGCAGATTTCCTGTGAAGGGGAGCTTGCTTTTTTGTTAGATTCAGTACAACGTGCGCATAATTACGGAACCGAAACAACAGAAGCTGGGACAGCCGATACCAATATAGAGGTTTTTAAAAGACTGATTCAAGAGCATAATTCGCAGGTAGAAGAAGAAAAACGATTTGAAATCGGCGTGATCAATATTGAAAGTGTTACGATCTCAAGTTTATCGACAAATTATGAGAAGACCTGGGATTTTATTAATTCCAATTTCTTAGGGAAATACGAAGGGTATCTTCGTGTTCGGCATGATGGAAACATACGGTATCTTGATTATGTAAAGCAGTATGGAAATGTAAGTAATCAGGTGATTCGTTTCGGAGAAAATCTTCTCGATCTGAAGAAATACTCTAAGGCAGAAGACATTAAAACAGCGATTATCCCAGTTGGAAAAGATAACGTGACAATCACAACAGCAAATGGTCATAACGGAACGGATTATGTATATAGCCAGGATGCCGTAGATCTATATGGATGGATCTATGACAAGGTTGATTTCTCTGAGGTATATGATCCAGACAAACTACTGGAAGAAGCAAATAAATATCTGCAGAAGTGCATCAACTTAGCAATCACGATTGAACTTACAGCTGTTGATCTGCATATGATCGACGTTGATATTAACGCAATCAGACTTGGAGATCTTGTTCCTTGCATATCTACACAGCATGGAATCATGAGTACGTTTGGAAATCCAGACACTTATTATCTTGTAAGTAAATATGAATTGGATTTAGAGAACCCAGCAAACAATAAGATTACACTAGGAAGAACAATCAGTACATTGACAGACAAACAAGTGCAATCGTCACAAAATTTAGAAACAAAAATAAATGAAGTTCGTACAGAAATGTACAACATATCAGGGAACGATATGGAACCTATCACAAACGAAACACTAGAAGGATTATTAAATTAAAATAGGAGAAAAAATGGCAGATAAAAATTATTTAGATTCTGATGGGGTATTATATCTGTGGCAGAAGATTAAAGCAAAGATTACGGATGCAGTCAAAAACAAAGTTGATAAAGTCAATGGAAAAGGTTTATCTACGAATGACTACACGACAGCAGAGAAAACAAAACTTGCAGGGATCGTGGATGGTGCAAATAAATATGTCCATCCTACATCTTCTGGTAACAAGCATATTCCAAGTGGTGGAAGTTCTGGACAGATTCTAAGATGGGGAGCAGATGGTACAGCTGTTTGGGGCTCTGATAATAATACAACTTATGCAGATGCTACTCAGTCAACACACGGACTTATGAGCACGATAGATAAGAAGAAACTAGATGCATATCCAACGTATTCATCTATCCAGAGTACATATGCTACAAAATCAGAAATCACAAACATGTACAAGTATTGCGGTTCTGCCGCATCTGCAGACAAATTGCCGACAACAGGACAACGTGTTGGCGATGTTTATAACATCGAAACTGCTAGTAAATACGGTGGCGCCGGTATGAATGTAGCATGGAACGGTAGTACATGGGATCCACTAGGCGAAATTTTTAGTATCTCAACGATCACAAACACGTGGATGGATACAAATCTTACATAAAGGTTGGTGTTTAAATGGCAAATTTTTTGGACGAAACCGGTGTGTTAAAGCTCTGGAACAAAATAAAATCTTATGCAGCAAAGCAGACAGATATGAATAAAGCAATCGTAAATATATCTGCTAGTGGTACAACATTAACTGTCACAAAAGCAGATGGAACAACAAAATATGTAACAGCGGAGCTTGTAAAAGGGCAGATGATTTATTGCTGCAGTAACAGCGAAGATCAGATTTATTGCTGTTAAATGAAAGGAGATAAAAATGGCATACACAAAGAAAACATGGGTAAAAGGAAGCACACCGCTTAGTGCGGAAAATTTTAATCATATGGAGCAAGGGATTGCTGATGCACACACAGAAATTACGCAGCTAAATTCTGATACAAAAAGCATAATACAGTTTTTAGGCAATATGACCACACCTAATAACTCAGAAGGTATCATTCATGC